CTTTAATAAAGAAAAAATAAAAAAAGAAGTAGAATAATACTTCTTTTTTTATTTTATTTATAATAAAAATATACTTGAAATCAATATAAAAATATATATATTTATAATACAATATTATTTAAGTTTTTAGTGTTTCTTAAATAATATTGTATATTCTATTAGTTTAATTAGTAAAACATCTGGTTGGAAAGCAATATTATTTAACAAAGTATAAAATAATATTAGCTCGGTACCCAGAAAATATAGGTGCAATTCCTATATAGAATACCATATAATATAATAAAAAAAAGAATATGAAATTTGATAGAATAATAAAAAATGTAAAAAATAAAAGTCCTTGAATAAATAAAAAAGAATATATAATATTACATCATACAGGTTGATGATCTTTTGATTTCCATATGGATAATTTGGAGAAATGAAGATGATTTAGTTGGCATTATACAATATGAAAAAATTGAGAAATATGAAAAGCTTGAAGCGATGATGATATATTGTGGCATGCTTGAGATTGATGAGATAAAATGTTAAATTGAATTAGATATTATAATCCAATTTCTATTTGAATAGAAGTTGTTAGTGATATATTTTGAAAATGATATACAAAAGAACAAAAAATAGCTCTTAGAAAACTTGTAAAATATTTAATGAAAAAATATAATATACCATTAAAAAATGTTATTAGACATAAAGATATAACTAATAGAAAAATAGATTTGCATGATGATTTTTGGAATAAAGACTATAAAACATTCGAAGACTTCAAGATAAATGAATTTTTAGATGATAAAAACATAAATATGAGCAAAATATACAAAGAAATAGAAAGATTTAAAATATTTAATACAAGTGAAGAGGATTATAATAAAAATATAACAGCTTGAGATATAAAAGATTTAATAGAAATTTGATTATATAGATTTATAATGAATTTAAAACAAAAAAAACTAAAAAAGAGAAAATAAAAAGATGTAGTACATTTCGGGTATTTTTTTATAAAAAAATACATATTATGTAGTACATTTCGGGTATTTTATATATACTTGTTTATTTGATAATAATGCTAATAAGTTATTATTAAATTTTCAGGTATAATATAATAAAATATAATTTATATTATATGCCTAAATTATATATAAAACCATTAAGTGTTAATAAATCATATAGATGAAAAAAAACTAAGACTTATGATTTGATAGAATATCATAAGGAAATAAAGTGATATATTGATTATATAACAAGTAATAATTATTTTGATTATATAAATTTTAATGAAAAATGATTAAAATTAAAAGTTGATATAGTATTTTGATATAGTTCAAAATGAAGTGATATAGACAATTGATTAAAACCATTTTTAGACTGATTATTTTCAGCATTATGAGTAAATGATAATTTAATATATGAATTAAATGTAAAAAAAGATATTACAAAAAAAGATGAAGAATACATATATTTTAATATAAGTAAATTATAATTTAATAAAAAAAATATGGCAAAAAAAGTTAAAAAAGATAATAGAAAAGAAATAATGAAATTAAAAATTGAATTAAAAAACTTAAATGAAAGATCTATAAAATATAAAAAATTAAAAGAAAAAATAGATAAATTACAAAAAAAAAATTAAAACATAACTAATATATTATGTGAAAAAATAAGACTTGAAAGAAAAAAGGAACTAAAAACACCTGAATAAATTATGATTATTTAAAAGAAAAATGGTTTCAAGCACCCGAAATGACTTTTTCTTTGTTTTTAGAAAAAGAATGAATAACTAAATATTCATTAAATAAAACTAAATGATGGGTTAAAGAAAAAAAAGAATATATAAAAAATAAATTAAAAGAAAAAAGAGAAGAAACAGATAAAGTTATTGAAGAACAATTAAAAATTACAGTTAATAATTTATTAAAAGGTAAAGTTAAAATATTAGAAACTTTATTAAATAGAGTTGATAATATTACAAAATTAGTTGATAAAAAAGGTTATAATTGAAACCTTACACAAGAACTAATAAATATAAACTCTGTTATAAAAACAGAATTATGAGAAGCATCTAATATTCAAAAAGTAGAATGATGATGAGAGGGTTTTAGTATTATGATAATTCCAAAAGAAAAAGAAAAGGATAAATAATTATAATATTTTAAAAATATATATAAAAATTTACATTATAAGAAGTTTTTATACTTTTTAGGATATTATATACCTAAAATAATAAAAACTTAAATAAATAGTTAATTATGTATTAAATATAATTTATTGCTAAGTTAATTACTAAAATAATATTTTAAATTTATGATAAGTAAAAAACCAAAATTAAAAAGATTTGTACAAAGACATTGAAATAAAAGCTCTATTGTTTTTGATATAATGAGAGAAATAACAAATAGGATTCCAGATCACAAAAAACTAACTTTTGTTGATTTATTTTGAGGATGATGATCTGTTTCAGCTAATGCTACATATTTTTTCAAAAATGTTATATATAATGAATTTGATAAAAATATTGTAGATTTATTTATTTGAGTACAAAATGATGATTTAATAAAAAAATTAAAACCAAAATGGATTTCAAGAGATTATTTTAATAATATATTAAATAGATATAAAAAATGAAAAAAAATTACATTAGAAGAAAATTTAATATTGACTATATGGAGTTTTTGAAATACTAGAAACTTTTATATGTATTGAAAAAACTTTGAATATAGAAAAAAATTAGCACATAAAATTATTTTTAGTAAAACAGAACAAGAATATAAGAAGTATATAAAAGAATGGAATGATAATGATGTTTGTAGAATAAGTAAATATTGATGAGAATGGTCTATTTTTTTATATGATAATGATTGGGAATTATTTTTAGCACAAAAAACAATTAGAGATAAAAAAATATATAAATTTTGATCTAATTCAAAAAATATAAGAAAATTTTATAAAACTTTTGATTTAGATTTAATAATAAAAAGTAGATGAAATTATAAAAACCAAAAAGATATTGATTTAATAAATAACTTAAAAGAAATAAAAAACTTAGAAAGATTAGAAAAATTAGAAAACTTAAAAGTATTAGAAAGATTAGAAAAATTAGAAAACTTACAACATTTAGAATGATTAGGAAAATTAGAACATTTAGAAAGATTAGAAAGATTAGAAAGATTAGAAAAATTACAACATTTAGAATGATTAGGAAATTTAGAACATTTAGAAAGATTAGAAAGATTAGAAAGATTAGAAAAATTAGAAAATAATTTTTTATTTAAAAATATATCAATAAACAATAAAGACTATAGAGATGTAAAATTACCAAATCCAGATGAGTGTATAATTTATTGTGACCCTCCGTATAAATGAACTCTTTGATATTGAGATAATGATTTTGATCATTATAAATTTTATAATTACATATTGCAATTAAAAAATAAGTGATATAAAATATTTATAAGTGAGTATAATTTTCCATTTTGAGAAGTTATATGGAGTAAAAACAAAAGATGATTTAGAAGCCAAACTAAAGATAATTTTACTTGAAAAGAAAAATTATATATGATATAATTTTTAATATAATTTTATAATGAAACAAGAAGAAAAAAGACAAAAACAAATAGATTTTTATTTAAAAAAATATAAAAATGTAAAGAAAAACCCTAATTGACTAACAATTTTAGGGTGAGTATATAATAAATATTGAGTTTTGCTTGATTTTGATATGTTAGAATTTAGAAAAAATTGAAAAGTATTACAATATATTTTTTTAAATAAAAAACAAAGAGAGGCATTTAGAGCATTTCAAGATGATGAAGATCCAAGTGAAGAAATTTTATATTGAGGATGAGCTTGATGATGAAAATCTTTTTTGTTAGGTTTAATAGTTTTTTTAAATAGTATTATGTTAATATGATCATCTTGGTTTGTTTGAAGAAGGGTATTAAAAGATGTTAGAACATCTACAATAGCAGATTTTGAAAAATTGATGTTAAATTGTTGATTTGAAGATTTTTTACATAATAGACAAGATTGAATTATAAAATTTAATAATTGATCTATTGTAAGATATTGAGAATTAGAAAATTTACCTTCTGATGAAACATTTAAAAGATTATGATCTTTTCAATATACAGGAATATTTATAGATGAAGCACAAGAAGTTGTTTATTGAGCAAAATCTGCCTTAAGATTTAGATTGAGACAAAATAAAAAAATAAAGGTATTAGAAGATTGAAAAGAAAAAATAATATGGAAAAAAAGGGGAAAGATGTATTTTAGTTGTAATCCTTGAACTAATTGGTTATTTACAGATTTTTTTATACCATGGGAAAAATGAATACTAAAACAAGATAAAAAATTTATACAAGCATTACCTGAGGATAATGATTTTTTGGATGATGAAGTTTTAAATTTATATAGAAACACAGATAATAAATTATATAAAGAAATATATTATTATTGAAATTGGCATTATAATGATGATCCTAATATATTATTTAGTTATGATGATTTAGTTCAATCTTTTATACAAAATACAAAAGATATATGAGATAAAGAAATGTATATGAGTGTTGATATATCATGATTAGGAAAGGACAAAACAATTATAACTGTTTGGCAAGGTTTGACAGTTATTTATATTGAAAAAGAAGATATTACAAATCAAAAAAAATTAAAGTCAAGATTAGAAGAATTAGAAAAACAATATTGAATAAAAAGAAAAAATGTTATAATTGATAGCACTTGAATTGGTGATTGATTTACTGATTTTTATGAATGAGCAGTCAAATTTAAATGATGAGCAAAAAGTTTAGAAAAATTAGAAGAAGAAGTAAGAAAAAAAGAAGGTATAGATAAAGATTTAACAAAAGATAAATATTATAATGATAGAAGTGCTGTATTTTTTAAATTAAGTTGGGCAATAAAAAATAATTATATATATTTTAAAGATCAAAGATATAAAGAAGATATTATAAATGAACTTTCATTTATAAAAGAAAAAATAGGAACAAATTCATTAGATAAATTAGAAAGAAGAGTAATAAGTAAAGATGAAATAAAAAAATTATTAGGAAAATCACCAGATTTTGCAGATAGTATTTCAATGAGGATGTATTTTATGTTTAATATAAAAGAAAAAGAAGATAATAGAACCATAGAAGATTTTAATATATTTTTTTAATATAAAAAAATAAAAACTTGAAATATTAAAATAATTATATATATTTATAATACATAATATTTTACATATAATAACAAAATAAAAATGAGTGAAAATTTTATAGGTAGAAAAGTTCTTTATTGAGTTTGAGTTGAAGGAACAAGATGAGCTTGAACTAAACAAGATATAGTTTCATGGTTTGAAAAAACAGATAGTGATTTTCAAGATAAATTTGAATTAGGTGAAGATAATTGATCATCTTGAAGTATAGTTGCTTGAAGTGATGTATATAAAAAAGAAGAATATGCATCTTGAAAAATAGAATGAAATTTAAAAATGAATAATATTACATCTTTTTTATATGCACTAATGTGAGATAAAGTAGTTACAGATAATTGAGATGGTACTTATACACATACTTTTAGTTTATTAGAAACAAACACACATAAATCTCTTGTTATTTGAAAAATAAATCCTGTTGAAAAAATGTTATATAAATTAGCTATGATTTCATCTTTTGAAATAGTAGCTGAAATATGAGAAATAACAAAGGTTATTATTACATTAGAAAGTAAAAAATGAGAACCAGAAGAAACACTAACTGCAAATTTTAAAAAAGATCATAATTTATTATCAAGGTTTTGAATATTAAAAATAGCTAATAATATTTGATGATTATTAAATGTTGAACCTATGAATTTAAGATCTTTTAGAATAAATTTTAATAAAAACACAGAAAGAAGATGAAGTTTATGAGATGTAAGCCCTGTTGAAATACTAAACAAAACTTTTGATATTACTTGAACAATTGAATTTGATTATAAAGATAATGTTGTTAAGGATTTAGTAATGAGCACAGAAAAAAAAGCCTTAAGTTTTTTAATTAAAGATACAGAAAAAACTATTTGAACTTGAACAAAAAATCCATTTTTAGGTATTATTTTACATAGAGTTTGATTTACATCTTATGAAATAATGGAAGGAAATGATGATGTAGTTATACAATCAGTAAATTTTAGATGATTATATAATTTTTGAACAAAACAAACAGCTACCATTCAATTATTAAATACATTAAATGTATAAAAATATTATTTTATAATAAAAAATAAAATGAATAAAGAAATAAAAACTAATTATGAAAATTTTAAAGCATTATTTAAAGATGATTTAAAAGATTATATATCAAAAATAAATGATAATAAAAATTTTAAAAAATTTAAAGTTGTATGAGCAGATCAAAGTTTAAATAGGAATGATAGATTATTAGTTATAGATGGTATAGATATAAGTGATTATTTAAAAAATCCTATTGTATTATTAAATCATCAAGCAAGTGTTGAAAATATTATAGGTAAAGTTACAAAAATAACTAAAGAAAAAGACAAAATAATTTTTGAATGAATTTTTGCTAATACTGAAACTTGAAAAATGGTTGCTGATTTATATGAACAATGATTTTTAAGCACTGTAAGTTTATGATATAGTNTAAAAAAAACAGATGAGTATGACAACAGAATATGTTTAGAAACATATTTATATGAGATTAGTTTTGTTGCTATACCAGCAAATGTAAATGCAAGAAAAATAGATGAATTATATAGTAATAAAGATATACAAAAAATGAAAGAATTATGAATAATAGAAAAAAAAGAAGATGAAAAGGAGACAAAACAAGATAAACTATCTATTTTAGAAGAAAAATTAGATAAAATAATAACATTATTAGATGAAAAAAATATAGAAAAAGAAAACAAGATAGAAAAAAAACTTGAAAAAAATCAAAAAAACACTATAATATATAGTGAAGATGAGATTGCTAACTTAATAAATCTTAATCTTTCTAAAAGAGTTTTATAAGTTTCTCTAAAAACACTATTTTATATTATAATCTATATAATATATGGATATTACAAAATTAGCAGATGAATTTGCTAAAAAAAGTGAAGACACAATAAAAAACCTTGTGAAAGAAAATAATAATGAATTAGAAAGTTCTATAAATTCATTAAAAGATGAAATTTTATTATTAAAGCAAAATATTTCAAAAGATGATAAAGTTTCTGATAAAAATATTAGAAAAAATATACTAACAGATGCATTTAAAATGGTTGCCTCTGGTAAAGCTGAAAAATTATCTGACGCTATAAATATAGTTTGAGATGATTTTTTAAATGAAACAAATGCTTGAGAAGGTAAAGAATTAGTTTTAAAAGAATTTGCATTAGAAATTCTTCAAAGAATGAAAGAATTACAACCAATAAAAGTTAGAGAATATACTACTTCTACTAATAATAAAACAATTAGAGCTTATGATAATTGAAGTATAACTCAATATGTAGCTCCTTGAAATGCACCTACTTTTTCAAAAGGTTCTACAAAAGATATTGATTTTGTTGTAAATGATGCTGTTACTGCTGTAAAAGTTGAAAATAACTTATTAGATGATGTAGAAGAAACTTACAATATAATTGTAAGAGATATTGCAGAAAGTCAAGCTTATTTTAAAAATGTTCAAATATTTATGTGAGATGGTGTAGGTTTAAATAGAGTATGAGTATTAGAAGATGCAAGAATAACTGAAGTTGAAACTTGAGCAAATAGTTTAGAAAGTCTTACTGATATAGAATTAGATGATTTATTAGATAGAATTATATTAGCATTACCTGCTGATGCAGAAGGTGAAGCAGAGTTTTATGTTTCAAAGTATGAATATGCAAGATTATTAAGAGCAAGGGATGTTAATTGAAATAAATTATATCCTGAAATAGCGGCTTCAAAAGAAAACAAAATGTTAAAAGGATATAAACTAAATGTTAGAACAAATAATGAAAAAGTTATAATAAATTCAGCTACAGATGTTGCAGATGCAAGAGGTATATTATTAGCTAATTTTGCTAAATGATATGCTGAAATTACAAGAAGAGATTTTGATATTGAAAGTATGTATATAAATGATGATCAAGCAAAAAGAGTTAGAACATTATTAGCTACTTGAAGACATACTTGATGAGTTATAATTCCTGAATTCTTTGTTGTAAGTGTTAATAAATAATTATAACAAAAAAAACTAAATAAATTAGAAAAAAGTAAGGTTAAGCCTTACTTTTTTTGATGTTAAAAATACTTGAAATATAAAAATAATTATATATATTTATAATACATAATATATTATAAAAAAATAAAAAAATGATAGTAGATATAAATAAAATAAAATTTTTATTATGAATTAAAGAAAATAATAATGATGAAGATGATTTAATAAAACAAATGTATTATAATACATTATATTATTTTAATAGTTATGTATGATATAATATAGAAACTTTTTTTATAAAAAAAGAAGATGATTGAACAGGAAATTTAATTGATGTAAATAAAGTTCCTAATGAATTAAAAAATGCTATAATAAATTATACAGTATTATTATTTAATAATTATAAAGAAAATAAAAAAAATATAGAAACTTGATGAATTATAAAAAGCGAAACAGTTAATTGAGATAATGTTACATATTTTAGTCCTAATGAATTAAATATAACTTGAAATAATAATTGAATAAATAATTTAAGTAATATTGAAGAAATTTTAAAAAGATTTACATTAGTAACATATTAAAAATGAGTAGAAAACATTATAAAGACAGTGTTGATTATTACAAAAAAGAATATATAATAGATCAAAATGGAAATAAAAAAAGCAATTATGTTTTTGATAGAAAAATAAAATGATATTTTAATCAAAATACAGATACAATACAAAATATAGATGGAAATAAATTATGAGAAGAATATGTTTTTACTTGCAATTTATGAGAAGAAATAAAAAGATGAAATTATATTATATATAAATGAGAAAGATATAATATACAAAATTTTTCAGAACATGAATGAATAAGTATATGACAAATTAAAATTACATTAGTAAAACAATAAAAAAATGAAAAAATTTGATTTTTGAATTGAAGTTAAAATAAATCCAAAACATAAAAAAAGAATAGAAAAATTAAATAGTGATAATATAAAAAAAATACAAAAAGAAAGTATAAAAAGAATAACATTTTTTTTAGAATGAGAATCATCAAAAAATACTCCTGTTGATACTTGATTATTAAGAGCAAGCCAAAGAACTGTATTAAAAAATTGATGACTAACTTGATTTATTAAAAATAGTAGAGTATATTGAATATATGTACACAAAAAAAATCCATGGATGACTAATACAGTTAATGAAAATAAAAATAATATTACAAAAATGTATAATAAAACAATTGAAGATTTTTTAAAAAATTTTAATAAATAAAAAAAATAAAATATGTCAAAAATAGATAATATTGAAAATAAAATATACGAAATATTAAAAAAATTTGAAGGAGAAAATAAATTTTTTAATAAAATATATAATTATTACACATTAGATGTAGATACATTTCCTTATTGTTCTTTTGAATTAGAGGAAGAAAAAATTATACAAGTTTCAAATTTTGAAGATATAGTAGAATGAATTTTTTATATTTATATATTTCAAGAAATAAATGAAAAAGAAAATATAACAAGAAGAGAAAGTATTAAAACAGTAAGAAAATGAACAGATTTAATAAAAAAAGAATTTCAAAAAAATTATACATTAGATTGATTAGTTAATAACACAAAAATAGAAAATATAAAATATGATACTTTTGTTGATGAAAAATGAATAGTTTATAACAGTAAAATTGAATTAAGTGTTCATTTTACAGAAAGTATATTATAATATTATATAATAAAAAAACAAAAATGAGTATATTAAACAAAATACAAGATTTCCTATGATTTCTTTGAAAAAAAGATATTGAAACAAACAATTTTAATGAAACATCTTTTTTAAAAGATAATAGTTTTTTAGATTTAATTTTAAATAAAAGCGAAAATTATAAAAATCCAAATAAATATATGGATTTGTATAAAAATAATAGTTTTATATACAATCCAGTTTCTTTGATAGGTAAAACTATAATAAAAATTGATTATTGAGTATATAAAAATTGAAAACCTAATAATAATAAACAAAATATAGATATATTAAATAAAATTGACAATAATTTAATATATTGAATAGTTGTTAATTTTTTATTATTTTGAGAAGCATATGTAGAAATAATAAAAATATGAAACAAAGTTGAGGGATTTCAATTATTAGAACCAAATAAAACATTTTTTAAATGAGAAAGTTGAACACAAAATACAAATCCTGAAATATATGAATATAAAAATAATTGAAAAATATATAAAAAAGAAATAAAAAATTTAATAGTTATAAATAACTATAGTGATAAAAACAAATATAGATGAGTTTGAAGTCTTGAAAGTTGTATAAAACAAGTTGAGTTAATTGAAATAATAAATAAATGGAATAGACAACAATTAAATACTTGATGAAAAACTTGAGGTAAATTTAAAGTTCCTAAAAAACTAACAGCTCAAGAGAGAAATTTATTAAAAGAAGCATTTAAAAATAATCATTCTTGATCTGATAATGTTTGAAAAAATGTTATTTTATGAGAAGGTGAAGAATATGAAGAATTTACAAATAAAATGATGGAAATGGATTTTGTTACATTAAAAACTTGGGCTGTGGAAGAAGTATTAGCAAGTTTTGGTGTAAATAAATGACTTATAGGAAAAGAAAATAATTTAAATTATGCTACTTTAGAATGATATATAAAATTATTTTATGATAATGTTATAGAACCTTTATGTATTTTCATATCTGATTGATTTAATAAGTCTTGAATTTTTGATGGTGAATTTATTTTTTTAAATATAAAAAGTGATAAATTAGATGATGTTATAGCTTGATATAATGCTTGATTATATACATTAAATGAAGCAAGGTTAAAAGTATGATTACAAGAAATAGAATGATGAAATGTATTAAAATCTTTTTGATTTAATTGAATAGATAATGTAAAGTTTGACAATATTAAATTATTAAAAAAAGAAGTAAAAGAAAAAGAAAAAGAAAAATTAAAAGAATTAAAAGATTTATATATTGATTTTTTATTTAAAACAAAACAAGAAATAGAAAAAGAAAAATATTGAACAGATGCTTATTTTCAAAATCAAATAGATGTAATGATAGATAATATTACTAAAAAAGAAGAAGAAGAAATAAAAAAAGCATTAAAAAATGTTTTTTGAAAACAAAAAGAAGATATTATAAAAATAATAGAAGAAAAATGATATAATATTGAAGAAATATTAAAATATTTTGAAGAAACAAAAGATAAAAACTTACAATTATATTCAGCTATATTATTACCTTGACTAAAAAATTATTATAAAAATTGATTAAAATCAACCTATAAAGAGTTTGAAGATTTAAATATATCATGATATATAAAAATATGAGATAAAAAAATATCAGAAAACTTAAATAAACAACTTACAAGACTTCAAAAAACATTAGATGAAATAACAGCAGAAAAGGTTATAAATATTTTAAAAAAAGAACAAGAATTATGACTAAGTGTAAAAGAAATTACAAAAATAATATCAGATAAAATAGAAATATTAAATAAAAATAGAATTGAAAAAATAGTAAGAACAGAATTATTAAATGCAGCTAATACAGCAAAATTAGATTCTTATTTAGCAAATAATGATATAGTAAAATGAAAACAATGGTTTACAGCTCAAGATGAAAGAATTTGTAGTAATTGCTGACCAATGCATTGAAAAGTAATACCTTTAAATAGTAATTTTTACAATTTGTGAGACAAAACAAGTTGATGATTACAAATAAAATATAGAAATATAGATACTCCTCCTTTACATCCTAATTGTAGATGTATAATAGTTCCTTATATAAAATAATAAAAAGATATAGTAAAAAACTATATCTTTTTATTATAATCTCAATATATTTTTTTTATATTTTCTCTTACTTCTTCTTCAATTTGTCTTACTCTTTCTTTACTTATTCAATATTCTTCAGACAATTTTTCTAATGTTATTCAATTAAAAACTCTATTATAAAAAATTTCTCATCTTTTTCACATTTTTTTTAATTTTTCTTTTATTCTATCTATTATATCTTTTTGTTGTATATATTTTTCTAAATCATATCAATCAGATAAGTTTTCAAAAATATTTATTTTTTCATTTTTTTGTAAATTATTAAATGTAATAATTTCTATTTTTTTTCATTTTTTTATTTGTTTATTTAATTGTCTTTTTTTTGTTAAAAATGTCTTATAATAAAAATTTACTTCTGAATATATATAATTTTTAAAACTGTTATTATACTTATTAAATTCTATATATTTATTTATAGCTTTTAATATTAAAAAATATAAAGTTGTTTCAATATCTTCTTTTGTATTATATAATTTTTTTAATTGTTTAGAAAATAAAATATAATATTTATTTATAAAAAACATTATTATTTCATTTTTTAATTTATTATCACCTGCTTTTTTATATAATAAAACTAAATAATCATTAGTTAATTTTTCAAACTTACTTGTATATTTATTGTTTATTTTGTATATTTTTTTATTTTTCATTTTTTTTATTGTTAAATTATAAAAATTAAAATACTTTTTTATATATATTTAAATAATTATTATCTAAAATTTGTCATTCATATATAAAAAAATATATATTATTTTTTAAAATATTATTTTTTAATGGTATTTTATCTTTTAAATATTTTAAACCTATTTCTTTTTCTATATATAAATTATTATTTTTTGTATAATATTTAAAAAATAAATAATTATTATTTAATCCTGAAGAACTTTTTTCATATATAATTATATTTTTATTATCTAAAACATTTGATTTATATATGTATAAATACCTATTTTGATCTAATACATTATCTAATATATAAAATTTATTTTTTAAATCACTAAAGAATATTTTTTTATTTGTAATAAAACCTCTATTTTTTAAATTTATTTTTTCTATTTTTTTATTTTTCATTTTTTTTTCTGTATTATCTTTTTTTATTTTGTTTATATCAATTTCTGATTTTATTATTTTATTTAAAAAATTATCATTTTTTATTTTTTTATTATTTTTAGTCATATTTTTATAATTAAAAATTAAAGTTTTTTTATTATATCTTTAAATGGTTCTAAAATATAATTTAAAACTTTTTCACTACTTCAATTTGTATTAAATGGGTTTTCAAACTTAGGTTTATAATTTTCTAATATATGTTTTATATTATATTTTTTATTAAAACATCTATATAATTCTTTTTTTTCTCCTGTATACCATATAAATTCAAAATAAAAATTTTCTATATCTATATTATTTTTTATACAATATAAAAAAGCCTCTCTTACTTGTTTTTCTTGTAAATATATTTTATATTTATATTTTTGTATATCATCAAGTGTTTTTCATTTTCATAATTTTATAGATTTTATATCTATATATTTTTTTATTGAATTTTTTTCTCTTATGTAATCATATTTTTCTCAATTTTCTTCTTCTTTTATTTTTACATTTTCATCTAATTTTTCCAATATAAACTCTGTTTCATATCAAAATCTACAAGCAGTATCTCAAATTTTTTTATTTGTATTATTTAAATTTTCTTTAAATCATTTTTTTAATATACTTTCTATTTTTTTATTAGTTTTTTCTTTTATTTCTTCAAAATCTTTTTTATTTAATAATTTTTGAAGATTGTAAGTTTTTATATATGTAATATTATTCATTGTTACTTTTTTTAATTGTAAATCTAAAATTACATTCTTTTCAGAATAAATTAAATTTTATTGTTTTTTTATATAATGGTCTATTTCTATTTATATTTTTATATAAATATTGTAAATCATTAGATATAATACTATTTTTAATTCAAGTAATAATATTTATTTCTCTTCTTGTATATCATTTTTCATATAATTCTTTTATTCTTTGTCTTCTTTCTTCTTTTGTTTCATAAAAATTAAATGTTATCACTTCTAAATTATTTATTGTTTTTAATAATTCTTTTTTTTCTTTTAATTCTTTATTATTTCAAGTAAAATCTTTTAATATTAAATGTAATAATCTTAAATTTACACTATCTATAACTCATTCTTCTATAAATATTGAAATATGGTCTTTTATTGTTCTTATGTATTCTATATCTTTTATTTTTATTTTTTCATCTTTTAATTTTATATCTTTTTTGTATTCATTATAAATATTTATAAGCTCTTGTCAAATATGATAACTTCAAATTATATCATATATAGAAGATAAATTTATATAACTTTTTTTATTTTCTAAATTAAAAATAGATTTAGAAAATCTTGTATATTTATCTTCATTTAAAAAATTATTTTTTTTATTATATCAATTATCTATACTATTAAAATAGTTAATGTAATATTGTTCTCTTTCTAATATATAATTTTCATCTTGATTTTTTATTTCTTCTAAAATACTAAATATAAAACTTTTCATTCAATATTTTCTTAAATCTTTTTCTAAATCACTATTTAATTTATTAAAATGTTCTATAAATCTTATATGTACATTTCTATTTGTTTTTCAAATATAGTTTTTCTTACTTTTTTTATTATATATTCTATATATATAAGTTATTTTATTATTATTGTTTTCCATAGTGTTTTTTAATTAAAATATAAAATAATTTTATGTTTTTAAGAGTTTATCATCTCTCTTTAAAATTAAATAATAATTTTTTAAAAAAAAACAAGTATAATATGTAAAATTTTATATTGCTTTTAATGTATTAAAATTTTCTTTATTTAAGAAAAAATATTTAGATCAATTATTAGAATTTATCTCTTTTAATTTTTTTATTATTGTTTCTTTTAAATCATCTTTTATATTTTCAACATCAATATTTTTTATATAATCATATGTTATATTATTAACATATATTATATTTTTATTCTCTTTTCCTTTATATATATTTATATATTCAAGTTTTTTATTATTTTCATTATTTATTTTTATACTATCTTCTGATGTTTTATTTTTTTCTCACATATTTTTAATATATTCAATTATTTCTTCTTTTGTTATATCTATATTATTTACTCTTTTAATTTCTTTAATAATAGTATTATATAATATTTTTAATAATATCATTATGTTAAAATCACTAATTTTTATATAAACTTTATCTTTAATAGAAGAATCTATTTTTATAAGTGTATCTCAGGTTTCATTATTTCTATAAAAACAAACACTTTTATTTTCATTATTTTCATTATTTTTTCTTTTGAATATGACTTCATTATTATATTTTAACAAAAATCTTAGTAATTCAAATAATTCTTCTTTTTCTATCATGATTGTGGTTTTATCTTTCCATAGATTATTTGTTCC